GAAAGAAAAAAGATAAAAAACCTTTACATTTTACTGAAGCATTAAATTACTTTTGGGATTATATAGAAGATGACTATATCCGTTACAAAGATTGTTGATGACAACACAAAGATAATTAACTCTGCTACGGGTGTTGGTGGAGAAGCAAAACAGGTTATTGTAGATGTAGTAAACTCTTCTGGTGCAACAAGTGAACCTAAAGTAAGTGTTGCGAATCTAAACTACGAAGTTTTAGGCACAGGTAAAGTAAAAGTATATTTTAAAAATGATGAAACAAAATTTGTAGAAGTAACAGGCAGAGGAAACTATGGTCTTAAACCTAATGAAATAGATTTAAGAAAAGATATAGATGTTATAGGTGATATACATTTAGATAGTGAGTCAAATGTTAGTTCGTATATAATAGTAATAGAATGTCAAAAAATTGGAGGATATGAATGAGTGAAATGAATTGGAAAATACCTGATATAATTTTTAAAACAAGGGTGAAAGATGAAGAAGGAAACTTTGATTGGAAAAATGTTGCAAGTGAAGAATACTTTAAAGGTAAAAAAGTAATATTATTTTCTTTACCTGGTGCATTTACACCAACTTGTTCAACTTATCAATTGCCAGGTTTCGAAGAACTTACACCTAAATATAAAGAGTTAGGTATTGATGCGATTTACTGTATGTCTGTAAATGATTCTTTTGTTATGAACGCATGGGCAAAAAATCAAGAATTAGAAAATGTCAAAGTTATACCTGACGGTAACGGAGAGTTTACAAGACAAATGGGTATGTTAGTAAAGAAAGAGAATTTAGGATTTGGATATCGTTCTTGGAGATATGCAGTATTAGTAGAGAATGGAAGAGTCAAACAATTATGGGAAGAACCAGGCAGAGAAGATAATTGTGAAACTGACCCTTATGGTATAACAAGTCCACAAAATATTTTAAAAGATTTAAAACAGGAGTAAATATGGCAGATACAGTATCGGTATTACAACTCGCAGACACAACAGGTGTTAAGTATGTTACAAAGTTAACTAACATATCTGACGGCACTGGTGAATCGTTAGTAGAGAAAATAACTGCTGCTGATGAGACCTTTATGACTGCTGATGGTAATAGAAAGATTTCAAGAATAAATTGGTCAATTAATACATTGAATAGAAATGGTGGAGTTGAGATATTATGGGAAGGGGCAACAAATGCTACTGCATGTGTATTATCAGGAACAGGTGTTTGGGATTTAAGAACACCTAGTAATGAGATAACAAATAATGCAACAACGCCAACGGGAGATGTATTACTATCAACAAAAAACTTTTCGAATGGTGATAGTTATACTATAATAATCGAGTTCAGATAATAAAATGTATAAATAGTACGAGAGAGAAAAACTATGAAACTAATTTCAGAAGAAATACAAGACGCTCAGTATCTAATCGAAGATGCAGGTAACGGTAAGAAGAACTATAAGATTAAAGGTGTGTTCTTACAATCTGACATTAAGAATAGAAACGGTAGAGTTTATCCTAAACAAATAATGATGAAAGAAGTTACAAGATATACTAACGAATTCGTCAATAAGAATAGAGCATTTGGTGAGTTAGGACATCCTGATGGACCAACTGTTAATCTAGAAAGAGTTTCTCATATGATTACTAGTTTAAAATTAGACGGCAGTAATTATATGGGCGAAGCAAAAATAATGAACACACCATATGGTAAGATTGTAAAAGGTCTTATTGATGAAGGTGCACAACTTGGTGTATCGTCAAGAGGTATGGGTTCATTAGAACAACGAAACGGTTCTAACTATGTGAAGTCTGACTTCATGTTGGCAACCGCTGCTGATATTGTTGCAGACCCTTCAGCACCTGATGCCTTTGTACAAGGTATTATGGAAAGTAAAGAGTGGGTATGGAACAATGGAAGACTAGTAGAAAGAGATGTTGCTACTTGGAAGAAAGAAATACAGAGTGCAACTACAAAAAGACTAGAAGAAAAGAAGATTGAAATTTTTGAAAACTTTCTCAAAAATCTCTAATATTATAAATAATTGTTAACAAAAACTAAAAGTTCTTTTAGAGGAGAAAAAATATGACCCAGGTAATTAAAAAAACCGAGGCGATAGAGGAAATAGAACAAGATGTTGTTTCTGAAGCATCTGCTAATCCTCAGGCAAGTGCTCCGACAAAGAATGCTGTGGCGGCGGAACCTTCACACCTAAAAGGTGATTATGAAGATTTAGGCGCTCCTGTAGTTAAACCTACAGACAGCAATCCGGATGCCACAAAGAAATCGACTCAAGCAAAGGACCAAGTTAACGCAAAAGCAAAACCAGCAGAGTTAGAAACTCCTGATACTGAAAAAGGTGTCACTAAAGTTTCAACACCTGGACAGAAAGAAACAGTTAAAGCACAGAAAGACCATGAGAAAATTAATGCTGACAAAGAAATGTTAGACGCTACTTATGGTGAAGAAGTTGAAATAGATGTTTCTGCTGATGTAGATGCTCTTGTGAAAGACGAGGACCTATCAGAAGAATTCAAATCAAAAACAGCAACAATTTTTGAAGCAGCAGTTAAAAGAAAAATAACTGAGGCAAGAGAAAGATTAAATACTGAGTTTGATAAAAAATTAAACGAAGAAGTAGAATCTCATAAAGAAGTACTTTCAGAAAAGGTAGACACATACTTAACATATGTTGTTGAAGAATGGATGAAAGAAAACTCTATTGCTATCGAAAGAGGCATTAAGGGAGAGATTGCAGAAGACTTCATAACAGGTCTTAAAAAACTTTTCGAGGATCATTACATTGATGTTCCAGATGAAAAGTATAATGTATTAGAAGACCAATCTAATAAAATTGCTGATTTAGAAGAGCAATTAAACAAAGAAATTCAAAAGAACGCTGAATTCGTAAAAGAGAATAGTAATTTTAAGAGAAGCGACATTATAAATGAAGTGGCATCTGACCTTGCTGAAACTCAAAAAGAAGAATTTGGTAAACTTTCTGAAGAAGTTGAATACTCAAACGAAGAAGAATTTAAGTCAAAACTAACCACTATTAAAGAGGCATATTTTGGTAAGAAAGAATCTTCTGGCGATATAGATGATGTTACAGCAGGCGACACTCAAGACCTTAGTCCTGAGTTAAATAATGCAATGGCTGCTTATTCCGCCGCTATTAGTAAAACCAAGGGCATTAGTTTGTCTAAAAAAACAATATAGGAGATAAGTATGTATTTATCCGAAACATATGAAAAAAAATGGCAGCCAGTCTTGGAACATCCTGATTTACCAAAAATCGAGGATACTTACAAGCGTGCTGTGACTTCAGTTATCTTGGAAAACCAAGAACGCTCAATTAGAGAAGATAGAGCGTTCCTTAGTGAGGCATCTCCAAGTGTTACTCCTGCTAACGCAACAGGTTCTAGTATAGACAATTGGGACCCAATTTTAATTTCGTTAGTAAGAAGAGCAATGCCTAACTTAATCGCATATGATATATGTGGTGTTCAACCTATGACTGGTCCAACCGGTCTTATTTTTGCAATGAGAGCAAGATACGATAGTCAATCTGGAACAGAAGCACTATTTGATGAAGCAGATACAGATTTTTCTGGTAGAAACAAAGAAGGTTCTTCAGTTGACGGGTTCTCATCAACTGCCCACGCTGGCACAAACCCTAAATTATTGAACGATAATCCTGCAGGAACATATACTAAAGGTACTGGTATGTCAACTGCTGCCGCTGAGGCATTAGGGGGATCTGCTGACAATACATTCGCAGAAATGGCATTCTCAATCGAGAAGTCAACTGTGACTGCTAAAAGTAGGGCATTAAAGGCAGAATATACAATGGAACTTGCACAAGACTTAAAGGCAATCCATGGTTTAGATGCTGAAACAGAACTTGCAAATATCCTATCTGCTGAAATACTTGCAGAAATTAACAGAGAAGTTGTAAGAACTATTTACATCAATGCTGAAATTGGGGCATCTGATTCTGGTTCAACTGCAATTGGTTCTGTAAATGCTATCAACACAACTACTGCTGGTATCTTTGATTTAGATACAGACTCAAACGGTAGATGGTCAGTTGAGAGATTTAAAGGACTTATGTTCCAAGTTGAAAGAGAAGCAAATGTTATTGCTCAAAGAACTCGTAGAGGTAAAGGTAACATATTAATATGTTCATCTGATGTTGCTTCTGCTTTACAAATGGCAGGCGTATTAGATTACACACCTGCATTAAACAACAACTTACAAGTTGACGACACTGGCAATACTTTCGCTGGGGTACTAAATGGTAGATATAAAGTTTATATTGACCCGTACTCAGCAAATAACGCTGCTGCTCAATACTTTGTTGTTGGGTATAAAGGTTCTTCACCATATGATAGTGGATTATTCTACTGTCCATATGTACCATTACAAATGGTAAGAGCAGTTGGTCAAGACAATTTCCAACCAAAGATTGGTTTCAAAACTAGATATGGTCTACAGGCAAATCCATTTGCTGAGGCGTCTTCTAGTTCTGATGCTGTTATCGATGGTGCAGGCGCTGCCAACAGTAATAGATACTACAGAAGAGTTCAAGTTGCGAACTTAATGTAATCTCTATCTATAAGAACACTAAAAGGGATATCTTCGGATGTCCCTTTTTTTTAGCGTATAAATAATAGTATGACAACATCAGGATTACAAAGACAACCAACGCAATTAGACTATGCAAGTCCTACTCAATTTAAGTTTGGTATTCTTAAACTACCTAAAGTTGAGTATTTTTGCACAGCAGTTAATATACCTGGTGTATCATTAAGTTCTGAAACTTTTGCAACTAGATTTAAACCTATACCAATACCTGGTGCAGAGTTGACATATGAACAATTACAAATGACATTTATAGTAGATGAAAATTTAGAAAACTATCAAGAGATACACGGTTGGTTGATAGGGTTAGGTTTTCCATCTGACGACTCAGAGTATCTAAACTTATTAGCATCAGGTCAAGATAGATTTCCTACAACTGGTAGTAATACAACTCAAGATGCTGGTAAAGCACCTAAAGGTCCTACTCAAAATTTAGGTCCTGTTTACTCAGACGCAACATTAAATGTATTATCTAGTAAAAATAATCCTATATTAGAATGTAGATTTCAAGATGTATATCCCATTTCTTTATCAGGATTAAATTATGACCAACAAGCAACAGACATTGACTATTTAACAGCATCTGTAACATTTAATTATTTAATCTACAAATTTGCAGACCCAGGAGGTTCTTCAACGAAGATTACTGCCTCTTAAATCCTTGACTTTTTGAAAGGTTTATATTATAATACATTATTAAAAAGGTGATTGAATGACATTAGAAGAATTACAAGAACAAGTCCAAAATGATTTAAAAATGGATGAAACTAACTTGTCTTTAGAATCAATAAAGACACCACAGTTACATAACAAATATCTAAAAGAATTAAACAAGTTTAAATTACTACAAGTAAAAGCAGATGACGAATATAAGTTATTGAAAAAATACAAGTGGGAATATTACACTGGTAAAGCAGAAGCACAAGTGTATAAAGAACAACCATTTGATTTAAAAATACTTCGTCAAGATATAGATAAATATCTAGATGCAGATAGTGAATTACAAAAGTCAAAACAAAAAGTAAAGTATCTTGAAGTTGTAATTGATTATCTAGATAGAACTGTTAAACAAATAAATAACAGAGGATTTCTAATAAAAAACTCTATTGATTGGCGTAAATTTACCAATGGCGATTTATAATGTATTTAGATAAAGTTTATCACATTGTTAATAATTCAATAACACAAGAACTGTGTAGTAATATTATTTCACAAGGTGAAAGTAAAGAATTAAAAACAGGCGAGATATTAGACGGCAAACAATTCAATCGTTCTTCTAAAGTTTCTTGGATAGAAAACAGACACCTAGAACTACAATTAATAGAATCAGTAAAACTTGCAAACAAAAAAGCAGGGTGGAACTTTTCACTTGCAGATTTTGAACCTTTTCAATACACAGTATATAACAAAGATGATTTTTATAACTGGCACATAGACAGTTTATCTGAACCATATGATAATGGGTATATAAGAAAATTAAGTTTTACATTAAGTTTAAATGATAATTATGAGGGAGGTGCTTTTGATATAACCGTACCTAATCCTAAAGAAGATGATAATGAAAAGTACACAATAGATTTAAGAGGATTTAAACCTGGAACATTATTAGTATTTCCATCTTTTATGTGGCATAGAGTTAACAAAGTTCGAAAAGGCACTAGAAAGGTGTTAGTAGGTTGGACATTGGGAAAACAATGGTCTTAACCAAATATATTGTAATAGAAAAAAAGAATGAAGTTTATCTTAAAGTAGAAGCAGAAAATTCTATTAAGAGAGATTTAAGTGAATACTTTGCATTTGAAATGCCAGGTTTTAAATTTACACCTCAATATAGAAGTAGAGTATGGGATGGTAAAATAAGGTTATTTCAATATGCGTCTGGTCAAATTTATGTCGGTTTATATAATTACATTTTAGATTGGGCAGAAAAAAATAATATACAGGTTGTTAATGGCACAAAAATAAAAGATGCAAAAATAAAACCTAAACACATAGATAGATTTTTAAGTGCATTAAAACTTCCTCACGAAGTACGAGATTATCAAAAAGAAGCATTTATATATTCAATTCAAAAAAGAAGATGTTTATTACTATCACCTACAGGCAGTGGTAAATCATTAATCATATATCTAATATTAATTTATAATCTACTTAGAAGTAAAGATGATAAAAATAATAAAATATTAATTATTGTTCCTACAACATCTCTTGTAGAACAATTATATAAAGATTTTAAAGATTATGGTTACAATAGTTTTAGAAATGTACACAGAATATATCAAGGCATGTCAAAGACAACACCTAAGAGAGTTGTGATATCTACTTGGCAATCAATATATCAACAACCAAAGAAATGGTTTGAACAGTTTGGTATGGTCATAGGAGATGAGGCACATCTATTTAAGGCAGTATCATTAACAAAGATTATGAACAAACTAGAGAACTGTAAATATAGGGTTGGTCTCACTGGTACATTAGATGGTTCAAAGACACATAAACTAGTTTTAGAAGGCGTATTTGGCAATGTAAATAAAGTAATATCTACAAATATATTGCAAGAGAGAAATCAATTAGCACAATTGAAAATATATTGTTTAGTTTTACAACACTTAAACGCACCAAAGAATATGAAGTATCAAGAAGAAATGGATTATCTTGTGCATCATATGGGTCGTAATAAATATATAAGAAATTTATGTATTGCGTTAAAAGGAAACACTCTATGTTTGTTTCAGTTTGTAGAAAAACATGGTAAAGATTTAAGAGAAATGATTGCTGAAAAGGCAGAAGATAAAAAAATATTTTATGTACACGGAGGAGTAGATACAGATGAAAGAGAATACATTCGTAATATTACGGAAAAATCAGATAATGCGATTATCATTGCTTCCTATGGTACTTTTTCTACTGGGATTAATATTAGGAATTTGCATAACATTGTTTTTTCCTCACCTAGTAAATCACGCATTAGAAACTTACAGTCTATCGGTAGGGGACTTAGATTGAAAGATAACAAATCAGATGCTACTTTATATGATATATCAGATGATTTAGGGTCATCAAACTACACACTCAATCATTTTAGAGAACGACTAAATATATACAAAGATGAAAAATTTAACTACGAAATACACAAGGTGGGATTAAAAAATGAGTAATGAAGAAATAAAAATAATCAAGTTATCAAACGGAGATGACATTGTTTGTGTTCTTGCAAAAGAAGGTAAATTGCCTGATGATTCTCCTTTACTTCGTTTAGAAAGACCGATGCAAATAAGATATATACCTCAAATGACTGGTGGTGGATTTAGAGATTATGTGGCATTAATAAAATGGGCAAGTTACACAAATGATAAAATTATAACTATTCCTAAAAGTAAAATATTAACTATAACAAATGCCGCCAATGAGATGCAAAAAAGTTATAATGAAGTAAAATCATCTTATGATGAACCAAATAAAAGTATTCCAGGATATGATAGAAAAAGATTTACAGACGAAGAAAATAAAAGATTAAATGAAATATTTGGTGATTACTATGATGATGATGAGGACCCAGGTACCGTACATTAAGTAGTTATCTTGAATCGTGACATACACGAGTATACATAATAAAAAATATATGTCAAGTCTAAAATTTAATATCGTTTTACGCTTGACAAAATTGATAAAAGGAAGTATATTAGTTGAATGAAAAATAAAAAGAAAAATGAACATTATGTAGATAATTCAATGTTTCTAGAAGCAATGAAAGAGTACAAAAAAGTTTGTAACAATGCTGAAGAAAATGGAGAAGAAAGACCACCAGTTACTAATTACATAGGTGGTTGTTTCCTAAAAATTGCGAATCACTTATCTTATCGTCCTAATTTTATTAATTATACATTTAGAGATGATATGATATCTGATGGTATTGAAAACTGTTTACAGTATCTAGGCAACTTTGATCCAGAAAAATCTAAAAACCCTTTTGCTTATTTTACACAAATAATATATTTTGCATTTGTGAGAAGAATACAAAAAGAAAAAAAACAAGTTATCATAAAACAAAAGTTATTAACTCAATCAAACTTAGATGATTTAACATTACAACCACATGATGATGGTTCATATACAAATCAGTTTACAGAGTTTCTAAGACAAAATTCTACAGAAGAAGTAAATGATACGCCTGTTGCAATAAAAAAAGAAAAAAAAAGAAGAGTAAAAAAAGGTAAACTAGACGAATTTCTATAATATATGAAGAGTAAAAAAGAAGTGTATAGAATATTCTATTTGACTAAAGGTCATTTAGAAGTAACTGAATCTACTGCCCGAGAATGCTATGATTCGTATTTTGAAAGATTATGGGGTGTTGTAGAAAATACAGCACAATTAGATGAAGAGTTTGAAATACTCTGGTCTGAAAAAATGAAGGACAACTAATTTATGAAAATTGCATTATTGAACGATACTCATTTTGGGTGTCGTAATGATTCTCCTGCATTTCTAGAGTATCAAAATAAATTTTATGATGATATATTTTTTCCTTACTTAAAAGAAAATAATATAAAGACACTAATACATCTTGGTGATGTTGTTGATAGAAGAAAATTTATCAATCATAAAATAGCACATAACTTTAGAAAGAAGTTCTGGAGTAGACTATATAAAAATTCTATTGAAACACATGTCATATTAGGCAATCACGATACTTACTTTAAAAATACAAATGAAGTCAATGCATTAACTAATCTTAAAATTAATAGTAATTCTAAAGTATATAAGAAACCTGAAGTAGTTTCTTTTGATGGTTTAGATATTATGTTTGTACCTTGGATTTGTGATGATATCTATAGTGATTCGATTAACATGATACAAAATTCTAATTGTGAAATATTAATGGGTCATTTAGAAGTTAAGGGTTTTGAAATGCACAAAGGTCATTTTTCTGAAATGGGTCTAGATAAAAATATATTTAAACGATATGAAAAAGTTATATCAGGACACTTTCACAAGAAGTCTGACGATGGTCAAATATACTATCTTGGTACACAATATGAAATAACTTGGTCAGACTATAAATGTCCTAAAGGTTTTCATATATTCGATACTGCCACTAGAGAGTTGACAAGAGTATCAAATCCGTATAGAATACATAAGAAGATTATCTATAATGATAAAGAAGTTGATTATACAAATTATGATATAGACCAGTTCGACAAAACTTTTGTTAAACTTATTATATCAAATAAAACAGATGATGAAATGTATAATAAATTTGTTGAAAGATTATATAGTAAAATAAATGTGCATCAATTACAAATCATAGATGATCCTATTGATATTAATGTATCAGTAAAAGATGATGTGTTAGAACAAGGTGAAGATACTTTGACATTTTTAAGAAAGTATATTGACCAAATTGAAACACCTTTAGATAAAAATAAATTAAAACAGTATGTGCAGAACTTATATAGTGAGGCAAGTGAATGAAACATATTAAGACATTATACTTTGGGCAACAAGTTCAATTGTTTACAGTATCAAAAGGTTTAGTTGATAGACTAAACAAAAAAATGGATGAACAAATAACAGATAAATCTTTTGAAGATGCAAGAGAATCTTTATCAGCGAAAATAACTAGTGAGTATAGAGTTAGAGATTGGTTAGCAGAAGCAGATAAAGATAGAGAATTAGTAGAGGCAGTATCAACAACATATAATCAATCTTTGTATGAACCATCTTTTAAGTTAGATGCATTTCATATTAATGATGCTTGGATAAATGACCAAAGAGAAGGTGAATATCAAGTTATGCATAGACACTCTGGTTTAGTTGAGATAGGGTTTACTTCAGTTTTATTTTTAAAAGTACCTGACTTTGGTAAAGAGTATACAAATACTGCTATGCCTCATAATGGTAGATTAACACTAGCGGGTAATTGTGGTGGACAGTTTTCTATAAAACATCATTTAATAGACCCTAAGGTGGGAGACTTCTATGTATTTCCATATGACTTAGAACATCTAGTATATCCATTTAGAGGTCCTGGTGTGAGAAGAAGTATGAGTGTAAATTTTGATATGATGGCAAGAAAGGCACCTGCAGTAGTTTATAAAAAAGATGATAGTATTTAAAAAACTTAGATATAAAAATTTTCTGTCTACGGGCAACACACCTATTGAAGTAGAATTTAATAAGTCTTCTACATCATTAGTTATAGGCACAAATGGTTCTGGTAAATCAACATTACTAGATGCATTGTGTTTTGTATTATTTAATAAACCATTTAGACTTATAAAAAAAGACCAGTTAGTAAATACTATTAATCAGAGCGATTGTTTATTAGAAGTTGAATTTTTAGTTGGTACAATTCCATACACAGTAAAAAGAGGTATCAAACCAAACTTATTTGAAATATATAAAAATAATAAATTAGTGAATCAAGATGCAAGTAATATTGATTATCAAAAATATTTAGAACAAACTGTAATGAAATTAAATTACAGAGCATTTGTTCAGGTAGTTTTATTAGGTTCTTCGTCTTATGAACCATTTATGAAGTTAAGACCACGATATAGAAGAGAAGTTGTAGAAGAAATCTTAGATATAAGAGTTTTTGGTCATATGGATCAATTACTGCGTTCACAACAGGCGGACCTTCAAAAAAAACTCACAGAAATGCGCCATCACGGTGCTTTACTACGCACTAAGTATGAAAGTGAAGCAAAGTATCTATCATCTATCAGCGTTAAGGAGACCGACTTTAAAGAGGGTAAGTTAAAATCCATTGAAAAAAACAACGAAAATAAAACGAAATATGAAAAAGACATAGAAAATCTTAATATTGAGATAGGAATACAAAAAGAAAAGTTAAAAGATAAATCTTTACACGATAATAAACTATTAAAACTTAATAAATTAGAATCTAAAATATCTACAAATTTAAATACACATAAAAAAACATTACAGTTTTTTGAAACAAACGATACTTGTCCTACTTGCACACAACCAATAGATGAAAACTTTAAACACGAAAAATGTAATGTAGAAAAAAATAAAGTAGATGCATTGTCAAATGGATTAAAAGATTTATTTACAGAGATTACAAAAACAGAAGAAAAGGTATCAGGTTATAATTCTATATCTAAAAAAATTCAAGAAATGAATATAGATATTGCAAAAATAAATAACTCTTTAGAAAATATAAAAGTGCATAGTGATTCTATACACGAAGAATTAAAAAATTATAGTAGTAAAGCAGATATAGAATCTGTAAAAATAGAGTTAGATGAATTATTACGAGAAGTAAAACAATCTGAAGAACAACTAAAGAAAGTTACTGAAGAGAAAGAATATGTAGATGTGTTAAGAGAAATACTAAATGATAAAGGTGCAAAGACAAAGATAATTAAAAAGTATTTACCTATTATGAATCAATTAATAAATCAACATTTACAATCTATGGACTTTTATGTAAACTTTCAATTAGATGAAGAGTTTAATGAAACAATAAAAAGCAGATTTAGAGATAATTTTATTTACAATAGTTTTAGTGAGGGTGAGAAGATGCGAATAGACCTTGCATTATTATTTACTTGGAGAACTATTGCAAAGATGAAGAACTCTACAAATACAAATCTATTAATACTAGATGAAATATTTGACAGTAGTTTAGACGGGCAGGGTACAGATGATTTCTTTAAAATAATAAGAACATTAAAGAATGAAAATGTATTTGTAATATCACATAAGGGTGATATATTATTTGACAAATTTACAAACATTATAAAATATGAAAAGTATAAAAACTTTACTAGATTAGAGGCAGTATGAAATTATTAAATCCAGATAGCGAATCATTACATAAACCTTTACCAACATTTGACGACTCACAATTAAAGGATTATGGTTATAAAACTAGACAAGAGTTAGTTGATGATATGTTTAAATTTATGGCAAAGGCAGGCGGCATAGGTTTAACTGCAAATCAAGTAGGCATAAATCTAAATATGTTTGTATTAGGAGGACATCCTAGTATAGAAGATGGTTTAAAATTAGCATGTTTTAATCCAGTTATTGTGAGTATGAGTCAAGAAAAAGTAAAAATGAAAGAAGGTTGTTTATCATATCCTTTTATATTTCTAAACATAGAAAGGTCTAGAAAATGTGTAGGAAAATATGAAGATGCCGATGGTGAATTAAAAGAAGCACATCTAGATGGTTATATGAGTAGAATATTTCAACACGAATACGAACACACTCAAGGCAAATCAATGATTGATGGTGTTTCTAAATTTAGATTTGACTTAGCAAAAAAGAAAGCAGAAAAATTAGCAACAAAACACGCAAGAGAGTTACAGAGAATCAAAAGAGAAAAAGATGACAAGAGCGACATTTAAACTTTTAGACTTACCATCATTCGCTGATGAACCATTAGACGAAATGGTAAACTATTTAAACAAATTAAATTACTCAGCAGTAAAAACTAAGTTTAATAAAAAAGAACAATGGCAAGCAATATCAATAAGAGGTTATAGTGATGACATTAGTAACATTTTAAAACCAGGTGTATTAGATAGTAATATACAAGGTCAAGGTTTAATGTATACTCATCTATATGAACAACCAGAATGTGCACCTATAAAACAAATACTGTGGCATATACCTGCAAACTTTGAACGAATTAGAATTATGAGATTGAGAGCAGGTACTAAGATATCAAAACATACAGATAAAGTAGATAAAGAAATAAAGAATGGTAATATTATCAGAATACACGCACCCCTAAAAACAAATGAAAAGGTTAAAATGTATTTGTGGGAAGATAAAACTAAAATAGAATGTAACTTACAACAAGGTAGATATTATTATACAGATGTATCAAAACCACACGCTGTAACAAATGATGCAGATTTTGACAGATTACATTTAGTTATTGACTGTTTTATCAATGAGAAACTTGAGGGTATGATAAATGAAATTAGCATGTTCTAAAGATTTTGAAAAAGTAAAAGAAATATTTTACAAACATAAACAATGGTTTCCTCATGTAAGAACAGATTACATGAAAAGAATGATTGAAAATAAACAACTGATTCTTGATAATAATGTTCTTATAACTTTTCACCATACAAAAAGAAAACAAAAAGTAGGTAATGTGCAATTAGAAAAAGGTGATACTGTATTACATCAGATAGCAAATGCTACACAAGGTAAGGGTAATGCAAGAGATGTATTAAATAGGTTCTTTGACTATTGTCCTAACAATGTTTATCTATCTGTAAGAGAAGATAACTTGACAGCAAACAAATTCTATGATAGTATGAAGATGAAATTAATAGGTAAAACAAGTTGGGCAAAAGGAACATTGCCAGGGAATGTATATGTCAGAAACAAATTTAATAGACTTAGTATATAATAATTGGAAGAATAAAGGTTTTCCTTTTTACTCTACAGATACAGAGTGGAGAAATAGTGAGTATTACAAACTTTTAACTTTTCGTAGAGATACTATGTTAGATAGACAGAATAAGATTATAGGTCAATCTACACATGGTCTTTCTCTTGCGTGGTCATTTATGCAACACGCTTGGGGTGTTAAGTGTGGAAAGATGCGAACACCTATGGAACTATGGGAAGATGAAGAACATCTTAAAAAAGGTATAGGCAAAATATTAAAAGGTCAATTTTTTCCTAAAAGAAAACCTGAAGAAATAACTGCATCAGATTTTAGAACAATGTTGAAAAGATATTCAGGCACACAGAAAGTTTCTAACTTTAGACCTACTGCCGCCGCCACACTCTATGATGTTTTTGTAGAAAAAGATTCTATACTAGAAGGTACTGTTGCAGGTACAGTATGGGATCCTAGTATGGGGTATGGTGGTAGAGTGTTAGGGGCGATTGCTGCTGGTGTAAATTATATTGGTACAGACCCTTGTGTTCCTACTTATGAAGGTTTACAAAAAATAGTAGAACAATATGGTCATAAAGATAAGATGTATAAACTATTAAGACAAGGTAGTGAAACATATTTACCTGAAGAGGGTTCATTAGATTTTGTATTTACAAGTCCACCTTATCTAGGACACGAACAATATGGTGATGAACCAGAACAATCATTTAATAAGTTTAAAGAACAAGATGAATGGCGTAATGGTTTTTTATTAAAGACAATTAAGAACGCATACATTGGTTTGAAACCAGGTAAGAGGGCGGCGTTCAATGTTGCAAATGTAAAATCATATAAAACATTTGAAGAAGATACTCATCAATGTATGGTAGAAGCAGGATTTAGAAGTATTGATGTTTGGTGGTTATCATTATCAACACAACAAGGGGCAAGACAAGTTGCAACATTAGAAGGTGATGAGTCAGAAAAGAAACAAAGTAACAATTATATAGGTAAATTTGAAAGACCAGATTTGCCTGGTAGAAAATATGAACCAATTTTTATAGGTGTAAAATGAAACATATTAATTTAAATAACAGAGTATTTGGTTTTAACAATGATAGTCCATTTGTTTTAATTGCAGGACCTTGTCAAGTAGAATCACTACAACATTCTATAGATATGTGTGGTCTAATAAGAGAAATTGCAATGACATATGAAGTACCATTTGTTTTTAAATCATCATTTGACAAAGCAAATAGAACAAGTGCAAACTCAAAAAGAGGTGCAGGTCTAGATTTGTCTATGGATATATTTGAATATCTTCAGAAAGAATTTGATGATGTGCCTCTTATAACAGATATACACACAGAAGAACAAACTATTATTTCTCAAGTTGTAGATATTATTCAAATACCAGCATTTTTAAGTAGACAGACAGATTTACTGGTTGCTGCTGCTATGACTAATAAACCTGTAATGATTAAAAAAGGTCAGTTTATGGCACCTTGGGATATGAAAAATGTTATTAGTAAAATAGAACACATAAATGATAAAATTTTATTATGTGAGAGAGGTGCAAGTTTTGGATATAACAGATTAGTATCTGATATGACTGCGTTGCCTATAATGAAAGAAACAAAGTATCCAGTTATTTTTGATGCAACACATTCTGTACAACAACCTGGCGGCAATGGTACTACATCTGGTGGTAATAGAGATTTTGTACCAGTATTAGCAAAGTGTGCTATCACGACAGGCATTGCAGGTATTTTTATGGAAGTACATCAAGACCCAGATAATGCACCTAGTGATGGACCTAATATGCTCAGATTAGATAGTCTAGATAAACTTTTAAGTGAGTTAGTCGAATTAGATGAAGTAACAAAAAATGGATTTATTGCTTGACATTTATAAATAAAAGTATTATATTATATATGTACGACTTATAAAGTGTACATTTATTAACTTTGCTTAAAACAAGGAGGTTTATATGACAAACGCATTAAGCATATTCAATCAATTAAGACCAGTAAC